CGGTATGATTGCATTACTCATAATCTCTGTGGGCATAGCAAACATCCCTGGATTAACTGTGACACACTTATTCTTACTGTATGGCACGTTCAGAGCCTCTACAATGCTTCCGACTGTAATGACATTAAAAGGTGTTAAGCTAACGGCAAAAAGCGTTTATCTCGGCGTTATTATCGCCCTGTTACTCGGTATGCCGATATTTGCTTATGGAAACATTGCCAATATTGCCATTATGAAAACAATAGGCAGTTTGACAACAGTATTAACATCGGGAATTGCGGCTCTGATTATAACAAAGCTGGAGGTGCGAAATGAAACCTCTTGCTAAAAAACAGACCACTACCAATGATATGTGGCTTGATGCAGTCAAGAACGTGGAAAGCCTTGTATCAAGGGAAGAATTAGACCTTGCAACCCGATTGACAGTCGATGAAATCAAGAAGACTGTCAAAGGCAAAAAAGCAGCTTATGCGTGGAGTGCCGGCAAAGACAGTATTGTTCTTGCCGATATATGCGAGAAAGCAGGCATCACAAATTCAATGATTGGTATGTGCAATCTCGAATATCCTTGTTTTCAAAAGTGGGTTTATGAGAATAAGCCTGCAAACTGTGAAATTGTAAACACAGGACAGGATATGGAATGGCTTGCAAAACACCAAGATATGCTATTCCCACAGAATAGCACGAAAGCTGCACGATGGTTTGCTATTGTTCAGCACGCCGCCCAGAGAAAGTATTTCAAAAACCAAAACCTTGACATTTTGGTTTTAGGACGCAGAAAAGCAGACGGGAATTACGTGGGTGGAGCTGATTCAATATACACAGACGGAAAAGGTATCACAAGATACAGTCCGTTGGCTTCGTGGAAACACGAATACATTTTGGCTTATATTCATTATAACAACCTTCCATTACCGCCTATATACGATTGGAAAAACGGATATGTGTGCGGTACACATCCTTGGCCGGCTCGTCAGTGGACACAATCCACTGAAAACGGGTGGCAGGAGATTTATGAAATTGACAAAAGCATAGTTGAGGATGCTGCAAAGCACATCGACAGCGCAAAAAGATTTATGGAGGGTATAAAATGAAAATAGTTAAAATGAAAATATCCGAGTTGAAATGCCCGGAGCAGAACATCAGGATACACACAGAAAAACAGATACAGGAATTTGAAAGAAGTGTAAAGATGTTCGGTCAGATTAGACCGATTGTTGTGGATGATGATAATGTAATCCTCTGCGGCAATGGTCTATATGCTACTCTTGTGAAAATGGGAATAGATACGGCCGACGTTTACAAGGTTACAGGATTAACCGAAAACCAAAAGAAAAAGCTGATGATAGCTGACAATAAAATCTATGGTTTAGGTATAGACGACCTTGACACGTTTAACAAATTCCTTTCGGATCTCGGAGAAGACCTTGACATTCCGGGATTTGATGAAAGTATCCTTAAATCAATGGTGGCTGAGGCTGAAGACGTAACCGAAAAAATATCGGAATACGGTACCATTGATGATGAAGAAATCAAGGCAATCCAAGCGAGCAAGGAAAGAAAAGAGGCGTTAATGGCAAATCTACCATCTAACGAGCCGGAAGAAGACCAAACCGACGACGATGCTATCTCAAATGATAACAGCCCCCATCAGACCACACCGCCCGAGCCGACAGAAACACAAAAATCTGTAATTTGCCCCGAATGCGGGTGTAGAATATGGCTATAATCAGAAATCAGGCAAACATTGATGTTGTAGAGGCGGCAGAAATAAGACTTAAAAACGTATTCAAAAACGGCGTAACGGTCTATATGTCTTTTTCGGGCGGAAAAGACAGTCTGTGCTTGTCGCAACTCATTATAAACCTTGCTCAACGTGGGGAAATAAATCTCAATCAGCTTGTGGTGCAATTTATTGACGAGGAGGCAATATTCCCCTGCATCGAAAAGACCGTCTTGGAATGGCGGAAAAAATTCATACTTCTCGGAGCAAAGTTTGAATGGTATTGCATAGAGGTAAAACATTACAACTGCTTTAATGAACTGACAAATGACGAGACGTTTATTTGTTGGGACAGATACAAAGAAGATGTGTGGGTAAGAAAACCTCCCTCTTTTGCAATTCGTTCGCATCCTTTGTTAAAGCCGAGAAAAGACGCATATCAAGATTTTTTACCAAGACTTTGCGTGGATGGGATAACAATAACCGGTGTAAGAGCTGCAGAATCGATACAAAGACTTAAAAACATAGCAAAAATGAATTCCTCCGGGAAGAAAATCACACACAAACGTCAAATATTACCCATTTACGATTGGGCCGATAAAGACGTTTGGCTCTATTTGAAGGAGCAACACGTAGATATTCCCGAAATTTATTTGTATCTATGGCAAGCCGGCACAGGAAAAGGTCAGTTAAGAGTTTCACAATTCTTCTCTATCGATACCGCACGAAGCCTTGTAAAAATGAATGAGTATTACCCCGACCTTATGGAAAGGGTTATCCGCAGAGAACCTAACGCTTACCTCGCCGCATTGTATTGGGACAGTGAAATGTTCGGCCGCAGGAGCAGAAACAGAAAAGCTCTTGAAAATGAACAGGAAAAAGACTACAAAGCATTATTGCTGACGATGTTCAGCGATTTCGACACATATTTCACTACCGAGCACAAGCGATATGTTGCAAAACGTTATAAAAATTTCTTTATGCAGATAAGCTCCTTTGCAGACCAGCGTGATTTCAAGATGATTTACGAAGGACTTATTTCGGGAGATCCTAAATTACGAACTTTCAGAGCATTATTCCAGAGGATATACGGAAGATATATCGATAATGCAAAGAAAGCGAGAAAGGAGGGAAATCCGAATGCAAAACAGTAAATTATTTGCCCCTCTTACCTCTTTGCAATGGGTTGACAGGAATTCTTTGAAACCTAACGATTATAACCCGAATAAAGTTTCAAAAGAAAACCTTAAACTGTTGGTACAGTCGATTATGACAAATGGCTGGACTCTTCCGATTGTTGTCAGGAAGGATTTAACCATAATTGACGGATTCCACCGGTGGACTGTTGCAGGTCAAGAGCCTTTATATACCGCTTTAGGCGGAAAAGTGCCGATTGTTATAGTTGAACACAACGAACAAAGCGAAGATATATACGGCACTGTAACACACAACAGAGCAAGAGGTACACATCTGCTTGAGCCGATGAAAGCCATTGTTAAAAAGCTTATGGATAGTGGTAAAAGCGTTGAGGAAATAGGCAAACAATTAGGTATGAAGCCAGAGGAAATATTCCGTCTTTCTGACTTCTCCAAAGAGGATTTTTTGACCTTAATGGTAAAAAATGGAAATCAGCACAGCAAGGCAGAGTTTTTTACCAACATATAGTGAAAATCCGAAACAACTTTATTATAGCGAGGTGGTGAGAATGTAATGGACACAAGAGAGCAAGCCTTTAAGGACTACAAAAAAGGAATGAAGTATAAGGACATAGCAGAAAAATACGGAGTTTCTTTAAGTGCAGTCAAATCTTGGGCGGCTCGATATTGGAATAATAAAAAAGACAAGGGCAAGGATGCAACAAAAGGAAAAAAAGTTGCAACCGGTAAAGCTGATAAGTCGCAACCAAAATCAAGGGGAGCACCAAAGGGAAACAAGAACGCTCTTGGTAATAACGGCGGTGCTCCTGTCGGTAATACAAACGCCTTGAAACACGGAGGGTATTCGGCAATATATTGGGATACTCTTGACGAAGAAGAAAAGGAACTTATCGACACTGCAGAAACAAACGAGGAAGAGTTGCTTATTCAGCAGATACAGTTATTCTCCGTAAGAGAAAGACGTCTGATGAAAGCTATTAACAAATATCGAACTGTTGAGCAGGAAAAAGGCGGTCTGGCAGTATCGGGTGTCATTACATCACACCAAAAAAGAACATTCTCCGATGATGAAATAGGAAAGCTTGAACAGGAGAGATATAACGAACTGCGGGAAAATAAGATTGAAGAGGGCAAAATAAGCTATCTCGGATTTGATAAATTCACACAGACCACCACAGAGGCGACATATAACATCATATTACGGCTTGAGCGTGAGCTTACTGCCGTACAATCCAAAAAGACAAAGTGTATAGAGGCTCTTGCGAAGTTGCACGTTGACGGCGACAGCGATAGTGACAAAGACCTTGTCGATGATTGGATTACTGCCGTAAAGGAGAGTGCTGACGATGAATAGACTTGATTTCTTTAAGCAACGTATCCCGGCATATAGAAAAGATGTTGCATTGTTCGCAAAAGAACAATTCGGCTTTAATTCTGATGATTGGCAAAAAGCGGTGTTTGCCGATGTGGTAACAGATAATCGTGTAAGTGTTAAATCCGGGCAAGGTGTTGGAAAGACTGCTGCAACTGCGATAATCGTATTGTGGTTTTTGACGTGCTTCCCTTATCCGAGGATTGTTGCCACTGCACCAACAAAGCAACAGCTCAATGACGTGTTGTGGAGTGAAGTTGCAAAATGGCAAGAAAAGAGCCCTGTTCTTAAACGCATATTGAAGTGGACTAAAACTTATATCTATATGAAAGGCTATGAGAAACGCTGGTTTGCAGTAGCAAGGACAGCAACAAAGCCTGAGAATATGCAAGGTTTCCACGAAGATAATATGCTTTTTATCGTTGATGAAGCCTCCGGCGTAGCTGATGCAATAATGGAGGCAATACTTGGTACATTATCAGGCGAAAATAATAAACTGCTTATGCTTGGAAACCCGACCAAAACGTCGGGCGTTTTTTATGATAGCCATACAAGAGACCGTTCCCTTTATAAATGCCATACTGTTAATTCCGAAACAGTATCAAGGGTAAACAAAGCCAATATTGAAGGCTTGAAACGTAAATACGGAGAAAACAGTAATGTTGTTCGTGTGCGTGTGTATGGTGAATTTCCAATGCAAGAGGATGATGTCTTTATTCCTCTGTCGTTGATAGAAAAGTCTATAATGACGGACTTTGACGAAGACGAGAAAGTCTTTCAGATAGACATCGGATGCGACGTTGCTCGATTCGGTGATGATAAGACAGTAATCGGATATAGAGTAGGTCGAAAGGCTGAAATATATAAAAAGTTTCACGGTCAGGACACAATGAAAACTGCAAAGATGGTCGCCAATCTCGGCTTGGAGCTTATGGAAAAGCACAAGCACATTAAATGTATTCCAATAAAGGTTGACGATGGCGGCGTTGGTGGTGGCGTTGTTGACAAACTGCGTGAGCTTAAAAGGGATTATCCGAAAAGGTATTCTTGGATGATGATTGTCCCGGTACATTTCGGAATGCCGATAAAGCACAAGTATTACAGCGATACAACGACTTATATGATGTCAGTTGTTAGAGATTTGATATCAGACGTTGACGAAGACGGAAACCCTAAAGAGGTTGAACTGATACTCCCTAACGATTCAGACCTTGTCGGTCAATTATCGTGCCGCAAATACGATTTCAAAGGGAATGGCAAACAATACGTGGAAAGCAAAAAGGATATGAAGGAGCGTGGCTTAACCTCGCCCGACGAAGCTGATTGCATTTTGCTTGTATGTCTCCCGGTATCAAGAAAGAACTTTAACAGGAAGGAGAATACCGATAAATGAGTAAACATAATGGTTCTGCTGCTCAAAAGCAGGGCGGCAGAAAAATAAATGCTCAAATTATTAAGTCTGTTGAAAAGCCTATAATGAAGGCTGACACAACAACAGCTATCGAGGACGACAGACGTGCCTCGTCGGTGTGGCTTAGTCCTCCGACAAATCTGCTCGGTTATCAAGTGTTGGTGGATAATTCAACAATCTTGCCGCAGTGTATATGTGCTTATAAAAACAATATCGCAGGCTTTGGTCTTGGTATTGAGTACATAGAAGATAACCAAGAGGAAACGCCTGAAATGGTGGCAGAATACACACGTGCGACAGAACTGCTCGACCTATTAACTGTCGATATGGATATTAAGCAGATGTTTGAGAACGTCATTGAAAGCAGAGAAACATACGGAATATCCTATGTCGAGGTTGTAAGGGATTTTGAGGGAAATGTCGTACAGGTTGAATTCATAAGAGATACCCCCACTATTCGCAAATCCGTTGTCTTTGATGATGTAGTCGAGGTTGATTACTACTACAAGGGCAGCATCATCAAGCGTAAAAAGCGTTTCCGTAAATACTATCAGCAGAAAAATGGTAAAACTGTATATTTCAAAGAGTTTGGGGATCCCCGAATAATGGATTTACGGACCGGTGATTATTTAGCTAATGATAATACAGTTGAGGCGAACTACCACGCTAATGAAATATTGGAGTTTTCTATCGGCACAAACGATTACGGAAAAGTACGCTGGGTAGGTCAAATTCTTGGAATAGACGGAGCGAGAAAGGCAGAAAACCTTAACAATCGTTATTTCGAGGAAGGCAGACACACACCTCTTGCTATTATCGTCAGAGGTGGAACGCTTTCGGATGAAAGTTTCAAGAAGCTCCAGACGTATATGAATGATATCAAAGGCGAAAACGGACAACACGCTTTTCTTGTGTTGGAGGTTGAGGATAGCGAAGACAAGGCAGGCTTTGAAACCGATAAGAAACCCGATGTCGAACTCAAAGACCTTGCATCCATTCTTCAGACCGATGAGTTATTCCAAGGTTATCTTGATAATAGCAGACGAAAGGTGCAGTCCTCTTTCAGATTGCCCGACCTTTACGTTGGTTATACTACGGATTTCAACAGAGCAACTGCGCAGACGGCTATGGAGGTTACAGAGGAACAGGTATTCCAGCCGGAACGTGAAAGCCTTGAATGGATTATAAACAACAAACTTCTCAACGGGTACCAATTCAAATATGTCAGAGCATATTTCAAGAAACCCGATATTTCTAATCCTGATGATTTGGTTAAGATACTCAATATCGTAGAACGTGCCGGAGGTCTTACACCGAATAAGGCAAAACAAATCGGCTTGGAAGCTATCGGCGAAGTATCCGAGGATTACGAAGGCGATTGGGGAAATATCCCTCTTGCATATCAAAAGACTACTTCCTCCTCTGCTCCTGCACAACCTCTTGACGGTGAGTTTGTTAAGGCACAAGTCGGAGAGGCAATATTAAAAGCAGAGAGCAACAACGAAATGGAACTTGTTGCAATAATGAAGGAGGTCCGTGCTCTTCTCGAAAGGAGCGGGGATGATGTGTAAATGTAAAGGCTTATTGAGTGCCATAAACGCATATATTCAAAAAGCAGATAACGACCTTGAGGAACAGCTGACATCAGAAGGTTATGCCGATGCGGAATTAACTGTTGAGGCTGCATCCGAGCTTGAGGAAAAGCTTGCAGATGCCCTTAAGATTGAAACTGCTCTTTTTACAGGGGATTTAACAGATGTTATAGACCTTGAGGAATTCTATGCTGACAGGTGGCCCGAAATAAAGGGTGCAGATGATGTCGATGCGGCATTGGCACAGGCTTTCAAAGAAGAATTTGAAAAGACTATGCCGCAGTTTATATCGTCATATATCCAGGACAGCGATTCGGAGCTTACACTTATGCAGACGAGCAAGCGTACAACTGCTTGGATTAGTGAGTGGAGCGAAGAACTCGGGCAAATTATGAAGTTGAACTCTGCCGATGAATTTGAACGTATCCTCATTGAAGGTCTTGACGAAGGATATAGCGTTGAGAAAGTAACCCGAAAGGTTATGAACAGCGGTATTCGTGATGAATACTACAAAGCACGTAGAGCATCCCTTACCGAAATGTTAAGAGCTCATTCTGTTGCCAGACAGGAAGGTATAATGCAAAGTCCGGCAGTAGAAACAAAGACGTGGGTACATTCCGGTACCTACAAAATAAAGCCTCGACAAAATCACGTTGATATTAGTGGTCAGACTGTTCCTAAAAATCAGCCTTTCACATTAACCGGTGCAGACGGTCATACATATAATCCAATGTATCCA